AGTAGTGTACCCCTAAATACAACATACAACATGGACAATTACAAGATCAATCAATATCGTGCTAGGATCAACGATGCAAATGATCCAGAAACTGCTAAAGATATATTAGCTGATCTATTAATGGATCGACATAACTACTTTGGCAGAGAACTCTGTTACTATCTTGATATTGAGTATAAAAATGACACGCCAATTGATGATATCCTGCTGGATTTCTTGCCACCGGGGACTGATTTCAAGGCTAGATACTGTACACCAGACAATTACATTATTCACAACAGGAAATTATATGTATTGGATTACAAGGTTGCTGTCGATAATGAATCTTCAGCTAAAACTTTTGAAAAATACGACAAGATATTCGGCGATGTTTTGGTGCCATTGGGCCTGGATTATGAGATAGTCATTGTTAGGGCTGACCCGGTACGGGATGTGATACATGTCAACTCAGAAGATTTCCTCCACGAATTCGGCCCGATTAATATGAACTTAGATTTTACTTGGTTTTACAATCTTCGTGCATTAATATATGATAAGTTTAAAGATGATGAACGCTTCTTAGAAATAGCTAGCCAAGGTGAATTTACAATGACTGGGCCGTGGCTTGATGATGAAACGCCAGAATTGTATGATCATCCTATATTCAAAGAATTCTATGACTCCCTGCCAAATGAGTCAAAAATTACCTTCCAGCGCTCAATGAACTTTGATGCAACAAAAGGCGACAAATGGAACCAAAACCTGGTTGATACAATACATGAATACACCCCAAGTTACAATCTCTTTATAAAAACTGCCTCATCTGGTATTTTCAAATGTCATGGAGATTACCCGAAACCCAGCAATTCTGAAATTACACAAGGTTGGCAACTAATGACAGAGAGAATAACCAGCGAAAGAGAACTAACTAATGACATAAACAAACAAAAACCTTCTATCCACTTCCTTTGGTGTCCACCAAGTCAAGAGTCCAATGAAAATATCAAAAAGTTATTACGGCTATCTAAAATGCTCCAAAAGCTAGATGGCACCAGCACATATTTGGACGCATTTAAAGCCATTGGCATTCTAATGGATTTCTCATCCAATGTTGGGTTGTACGAATCACATACAAGTAAGTTGAAAAATATGTCAAGGCAAACATCAAAAAAGATTGACAAAAAAATTGAAGCTATAAAAATTGGTACCTCAACTGTAATGTGGGAACAGCAATTTGTCTTTGACACAAACATCATAGATCACCAATCGAAGGGGAAGCTCTTCAAAGAATTTATAGGAATTGGCAACCATAAACAATTTTCAAAGAAAACAATTGAGGACATTGATATCTCACAGCCTACTATATTAGACTTCAATAACAAAAACATAATTGACAAGTGTACATTCCAATATAAAAACGTTGACAAGATATTATCAAAGCCAAATATGCTAGACAAGATGGGATGTTATCTTGAAGAGTATGGCCCACAAATTTGTGCTGCATCAGAAGAAACATGGGAAACACTTAAGCTTATATGCAACATGTCATATTGGTCAGCAATAAAGGATTTTTCAACCTTAATGAAAAACATGTTGGCAGTGTCACAGTACAATAGGCACAACACATTCCGGGTAGTGACTTGTGCAAATAATAACTTATTTGCTATCGTTATGCCATCTTCAGATATTAAGACAAAGAGGGCAACATTGGCATACTTTATAATATGTATTCATGATCATAAAGACAACATTATGCACCATGGGGCTTTACATGCAACATTTAAAAGTGAAGGAAAATATGTAAGTATCTCAAAAGGGATCAGATTAGATAAGGAGAGGTGCCAAAGGATAGTTTCTTCCCCTGGACTATTTTTACTAACAACACTATTGATGTACAATAACAACCCGACGATTAAGATTGAGGATGTTGCAAATTTTGCTTTTCATACATCTCTATCTATTACGAAGGCCATGTTATCTTTAACTGAGCCATCTAGGTATATGATAATGAATTCACTTGCTATATCAAGTCACGTTAAAGATTACATATCAGAGAAATTTTCACCATATACAAAAACGAGCTTCTCAGTAATTATGGCTAATTTGATTAAAAAGGGCTGTTACAACGCATATAAGCAAAGATCAAAGGTTGATCTTAGAAGCATACATCTAACAGATTACGAAATAACTCAGAAGGGTGTTAATAATAATCGAGATTTGTCATCAATCTGGTTTGAGGGCAAAGTGTCGTTGAAAGAATATATAAATCAGATTTATATGCCCTTTTACTTTAATTCAAAAGGATTGCACGAAAAGCACCATGTTATGATTGATCTTGCAAAAACAGTACTAGAAATAGAGCATGATCAACGGCTCAATATACCTGGTATATGGTCTAGTACTCCTCAGAAACAGACAGTGAATCTGCCTGTTTTGATATATGCTATTTCTAAAAATCTCCTAATGGACACATCTAGACACAATTATATTCGATCTAGAATAGAGAACTCAAATAACTTAAAGCGATCTATCACTACTATCAGCACTTTTACTAGTTCAAAGTCGTGTATTAAGGTTGGTGATTTTGCAGACTTCAAATCAAGAGAATCAAGAGTTGTCAATGCTAAACTTGAGAAGGATATCAGGAAGTACACAATAGCCAACCCAGAATTTGTTGAAGATCTGACAGAAAAAGCCATTATAAGGCATGCCATTTATGATGACTTAAAAAAAGCTATACCAGATTATATTGATGTGATGTCCACTAAAGTATTTGACGCATTGTATTATAAAATTAAGCATGGTGAAATAACAGACAAACCAGCTGTCGAGCATATACTCCAAGTCATGAAAAATCATAAGAGATTTGTCTTTACATATTTTAATAAAGGCCAAAAAACAGCAAAAGATAGAGAAATATTTGTGGGAGAGTTTGAAGCTAAAATGTGCTTATACTTAGTAGAAAGGATATCTAAAGAAAGGTGCAAACTCAATCCAGATGAGATGATTAGCGAACCTGGAGATGGTAAGCTTAAAAAGCTTGAAGATATGGCAGAATACGAAATTCGATATACTGCTAACACATTAAAGTCCATGAAAGACAAGGCATTGCAAGAATTTAGTAAATTTGCAGATGACTTCAATTTTAAGCCACATTCAACAAAAATAGAGATAAATGCAGACATGTCGAAATGGAGTGCACAAGATGTTCTCTTCAAATATTTTTGGTTATTTGCTCTTGACCCTGCACTTTATAAACCAGAGAAAGAAAGGATTTTATACTTCTTGTGTAATTACATGGATAAGGTGCTAGTTATTCCTGATGATGTGATGACGTCGATATTAGATCAACGTGTAAAGCGAGAAAAGGATATTATATATGAAATGACAAACGGGCTGAAGCAAAACTGGGTTTCTATCAAAAGAAACTGGCTTCAGGGCAACCTGAATTACACATCTAGCTATTTACATTCTTGTTGTATGAATGTTTACAAAGACATTATCAAGAATGTAGCTACGCTCCTAGAAGGCGATGTTTTAGTGAATTCAATGGTTCACTCAGATGATAACCACACTTCAATAACAATGATTCAAGACAAATTCCCAGATGATATCATTATTGAATACTGCATTAAATTATTTGAAAAAATATGCCTGTCCTTTGGAAACCAAGCTAACATGAAGAAGACCTATGTCACAAATTTCATCAAAGAATTTGTTTCTCTGTTCAATATCTATGGAGAACCGTTCTCAGTGTACGGTCGATTTTTACTCACCGCAGTAGGTGATTGTGCATTCCTCGGTCCGTATGAAGATACGGCAAGCAGGTTATCTGCTACTCAAACTGCAATTAAACATGGTGCTCAGCCATCTGTTGCTTGGGTGGCAATCGCCCTTACTCAGTGGATAACACATAGCACTTATAACATGTTACCTGGACAAAACAATGATCCACTGAATGTTTTAACTTCGCAAAATAGATTTGATATACCTATAGAACTTTGCGGATTGTTAAATACAGATCTGCCAACATTGGCGATAGCAGGTTTAGAATCAGGCAATCTGACTTATTTGGTTAATTTGTCCAGAAGGATGTCCAAAGTCCAGCTACTACGTGAAAGTATTCAATCTCAATATACAGACATAGAGTCTTGGGACTTAAGTAAGTTGACACAGATGGATAAGTTTAAGCTTAAGTTACTGAGGTTCATGACGTTAGATTCAGCTATGAGTAGCGACGACGGTATGGGAGGGACTAGTGATATGCGTTCTCGGTCTCTGTTAACACCACGGAAATTTACAACACATGCGTCCTTAGTCAGGTTAGAATCTTATAATGATTTCCAAAAGCTAGTGCAGGACCAGGGGCAAATAGACGACTTATTCGAATTCTTTATTAGAATGCCACAATTGCTGGTTACTAAAGGGGAAACAACTGAAGAATTTATGAAATCAATCTTGTTTAGGTACAATAGCAGGAAATTCAAAGAATCTTTATCAATACAAAACCCAGCACAACTCTTTATAGAACAGGTACTATTTGCAAACAAGCCCATGATTGATTATACCAGCATACATGACAGACTTTTTGGTATACAAGATGATCCTAACATAGATGACAGTACGATGATAATAGGGAAGAAGACCTTTGTTGAGACGTATCGACAGATACAAATAGATCTTAATAAATTTGAGATCACCAATCAAGATGTCAAAACCATTTATGCATTTTGTCTAATGAATGATCCTATATTGGTAGCCTGTGCCAACAATATTTTGCTATCTATGCATGGCCTGCAAATGAATCGTAACGGAATGACATGTTGTATGATGCCAGAAATAAAATCTCTAAAAGTAATATACCACTCCCCGGCTCTGGTGCTACGAGCATATGTACAAGAAAATAACAATATCAAGGGAGCTGAACCAGATGAAATGCAGCGTGATCTGTACCATCTAGAGGAATTCATTGCCAAAACTAAACTTCGTGAAAGTATGCAAGCTAGAATTGCAAAAAACGAACTTAAAACTATGGGTAGAGACTTTAAATTTGAGATCCAAGAATTAACAAAATTTTATCAGATATGTTATGACTATATTAAATCTACTGAGCATAAAATTAAGATATTCATTTTACCTAAACGAGCTTATACTCCAATTGACTTCTGTGGCATGATTACAGGTAATACATTGAAAGATCAATGCTGGTTTACTATACATTATTTAAAGCAAATTACAGTACCGGCAAGAAAAGCCCAGATAGCAACATCGTTAGACTTAGAGATACAAATAGCCTACGAGTCATTGCGATTAATTGCACATTTTGCAGACACATTTATTGCTGAGAATTCAAGAATTCCATTCCTTAAACAAGTTATATCAAATTTCCTATATAAGGGTATTCAAATGCAAGTGCTATACAATAAAATAAAGGCTTCGCGACTTAGGACAAAAATATTGCCAATTTTGTTTTACATGGGCGATTTAGAACAGCTTGATGTAGACAGGTATGATGCTGAAAAGGCAGAAGAGCAGATAACATGGAACAATTGGCAGGTATCTAGAGAATTTACAACTGGACCAATTGACCTGTCAATAAAAGGATATGGGAGATCTATAAGAATTGTAGGGGAAGATACACGACTGACTGCAGCTGAATTACAAATCAACCGCATGAGAAATGATATAGTATCAAGGCATGGACAGTCTCTGTTGAACAAGCCACATGGCTTAAAATTTGAAAAAATGGATGAGGTGGAATTCTTGGATGACAAACTGCATTATATTGTCTATCAGTTAAGAGATAGAAAACGTTATTATTATAATATATTGTCCACAAATGCGATATATGAGCATAATGAAAGGTTAAGCCAAACAAGGTCCAGAAGAAATAACCGGTGGATACCTGTTTGTCCAGTAGCAATATCAAAGTATATTAATACAGATAGGCCCATACTGGATAGAATAGAAATGCTCAATATTGACAATACTAAGTTAACTAGCCTACAAGTAGCTGTTAGCGATACTGCAATGGTTAAGAAAGCAGCACTTGCAAAAATGTCTTTTTTTGAAGGTCCACCTATACAATGTGGGGGTATAGATCTTTCAAAATTGATGCAGAATCAAACCATCATAAACTTGGATATCAACAAGATTTCCTCAATAAGTTTACTGGATCTTTGTAGAATATTCTCATGCAGGGGCTATTCAAATGATCAAGATGCATTTGAGTTCTTATCTGATGAAGTTATGAATGAAGACATCTCTGAAGAGCTAGACAGTTCACCAGTTTTAAAAATCACATATACAAAGAAGTCTAATTCGCAAAACACATTTAAAAATGCTATAGTAAAGGCTTTAGTACGTGAATGCGATCGATTTGAAGAGATATTTGATCTTTCAGATGATGGTTTCACTTCAGATAGCAATTTGGAACTGTTAGAAAATCTAGTTTGGATACTAAACCACTTGAAGACCAACCAGTGGTCTACAGAATTGATGGAGTGTATCCACATGTGCTTATACAGAAATGAAATGGATCATATATACCACAACTTCCAAATACCAGATGTATTTGTAACAAACCCAATTGAACTGAGTATTAAATGGTTAGATGTAATGGAATTCCTAGAAATGATCCTTTCTCACGATTTTAAGTCTGAACCCTGGATATCGATAATGAATCATTCTATCACAAAAGCTATTGATTACTCACGTTTAGAGCATAAAAAGACAAGTGCACAAGCAAATATATCCAAATTCATAAAGGGAAAGAAGATGGGTGGTCGATCAAAATTTGATTTTTAAATGAGTTGATGGAGATCAGTACGATTTTATTGACAAAGTATGTTTAGAATAAGTATATTATTGCATTTAGGGGCACACTACT